TTTTCTGAACGTGATGGCGTTGAAGGATATAGCAGGCGGTTCTCGGCAATACTTCTGGGAAGGCGTCTGCAGAAGAGGGGACGTCGTTCTTCTTAGCGGTGCGCCCAAGTCGGGGAAAAGCACATTTATTAGGTCTTTGGCTCTCTCTACCGCGAACGAAACGAAGTGGTTCGGCAACATCCAACAGGGCGTGGTTCTCTGGTATGCCCTAGAAGAATACGCGACGGATATTCGGGACATGGTTACTGTGGCGTCTGAACGATACGGATTGACCGCAGACGACATTTATATCGTGGAAGCAAACCCGTCCGAAAGCAGGGAACCAGTGAAAGACTTTATCGAAGCCTTACGGGTGCATTGCCAAAAGCTCAACCCTGTGCTGGTGATTGTCGACACCGTTGGGCGACTGATGACGGGTGTGGATATCAACGATTACATCAGCGTAGGTCGGTTCATCGAAAGCATACGGTTTGCAATACGCGACATCCCTTCCCAACCTGTGGTGTTTCTTGTCCACCACACGAACAAAGCACTGGAGCGCACCCCGTTGGGTTCACAGGCTTTTCAAGGCTCCTGTGATGTGCTGGTAAGCCTTGAAAGGAAAGAAGACGGTGCGACGTTCAGTGCCGTCGGTCGTGGAACGCACCCGAAGTATATGGAGAGGGTTCCGCTTTACTTCGACATGGGCGTTCTGCGGAAAGAGGCGGTAGTGCCACAGGGCGTGGCGAAGCTGATAAGGCTGATACACACCAGAAAACTCAACGACGCGGAACAGATAATGAACTACGGCAAAGGAGCGTTTAGGGCTGACATACGTCGAATGTTCCGCATGGGGCTTCTCTATGAGGACGGCGATAAGATTTACACCAACAGTCAGCATCGGCTTCTGGAGCGGTATCTTGGTGAACCCGAAGACGAACCAGAAGAAACGAAAACCCTGTTTGCCGATGTTGGCGAAATCGCAGAAAATGTGATAGAATACCCGACAGAGACGACGGCTGAAGAAATCACCCGCGAAGAACCAGAACCAGAGAACGACGCAACAACGGAAGGAGATGACGATATGGTTTTGAAACGGCTGAAGGAGCAGGGCTGGTGCTTCTTGTCTGACGCCGACCCGTTTACTGACGACACGTTCCAAAAGACAGAAGACCATGCCTTCATGGTGTCGACACCTGAAGAGGCGTTGGAAAAACTGAAGAGCGAAGGGCGGGAACTAAGTCTTGTCGAAACGCTAAACAGGGCTTACACCGCTTTTAAGCAACCGCTTCGCGGTGAGCTGTTCGATATCGACTGGAAAGCACCCGTCGCGTTTGTTCCTACGGTGGTAGGTGGAAAGACCCGATGGGTTGTGTTCTACGCTCCACCACAAGCCGACCTGACGCCGTTGCTGTCCAAAGGAAGGGATGCCGTAAGAAGGAACCAACCCTTCTTTTTAGAAGGGATAAAGGAGATGGTGAAAGCAGATGACGGATGAACAGAAGAACAAGCTGATACAATGGTTTGCGGAAGGGCGTAGTGCGGAATACATCATTCAGCAAATGCGTCTGGAAGGCGTTTTCTTGACGCCTTCCGACGTGTTGCGTCTTTATGATGAAAACCAAAAAGAGGTGGAAGCGTCCCTGCGGTATGTTAATCGCATGGACTGGAGCCACCTGCTTAACAGGACGCTTGGGATTTTGGACGTTATACAGGAGAACCTAAACCCCAAGCGTCCTGATGCCGTTGTAACTGCACTGCGCTTAATAGCCGAAATCCTGAAGCTTCGCACCACGTCTGATGAAGAGCGTAGACGCATGGAAGAGGACATTGCCCATCGACTGCGTATGCTTGACGAACGCGGAGATGAGCTGAAGGAGCTACAGAAGATTGGAATTGTTCGGTTCAGGGAGATAGAGATAAATGAGTAAACAGCCACCTGTCGTAAGCATATCGGATATAACGCGAAAGCCGTATCTTTTCGTTATCCCGCCTAACGATAAGATACTGGAGTTTTGGAAAAGTCCAGCGAAGTATAAAGTGCTTTTGGGTGGGAACCGTAGCGGAAAGACCGAAAACTGTGCCATAGAAGTAATTTGGCATTTGTTAGGTGAGCATCCGTTTCTGAAGGTTCCCGAACCGCCTGTTAGGTGGCGTATACACTTGGTGAACTATGCGAAGTTAAAGGAAGTTATAGAGGAAAAGTTCACCAAGTACCTACCCGAAACCCTACTTTTTGGTGGCTCTTGGCGAACCGCTTACAACCAGAGATTTAACATCCTTAGGCTGAAGAACGGTTCCACCGTTTCTTTCACAACGCAACGACACACTATACGTGAGCTGGAAGGAGCGTCGTTGCATGGTATATGGATTGATGAGGAATGCCCAGAGGAGCAATTCAGGGCGATGCGGTTCCGTCTTTTGGATACGGACGGAAAGATGCTGGTTTCAGCCACTCCTTTGGATGGTATCACTTGGCTTTATGAGCTGGTAGAGCGCAGTCAATACGACCCGAACTATTTCGTTCGACAGGTTTCCGTGTACGAAAACAAATACATAGATAAGGACGTATTGGCTGATATTGAAAAGGTGGTGAGCGACCAAGAGCGGGACATCCGTCTCTACGGCAAAATGCTGAACCAAAGCCGACGGGTGTATAATGAGTTTGACGAGACCCGTCATGTGGTGGGCATTACGGCGTTCCCGCCGACCAACAGCTTGTGGGCTGTCGGCTTGGACTGGGGTTGGCGACACAACAGCGCACTGATATATGCATGTAAGCTTGAAGACATGATTTATATTGTTGATGAGTTCGTAATGAAAGGAGTGCCTTTGGGTGCTTTGGGTGAAGAGATTGTCTCGTGGTGTTTGGATGCGGGTATACCGCCGACGCGAATGCGGGTGGTCTATGATGCCCAGCTAAAAGCGGTGGACACCAATGGGCAACCCATGATTAGCGTTGTGAACGCTACGCACCCGCTACGGCTTATCCCGTCCACGAAAAGAGAAGAGAGCATTTCAACAATAAACGACATGTTTCGGCGGAACAAGATATACATTAGCGAAAATTGCACAAGGCTGATAGAAGGATTAAAGCACTTTTACTATAGAAACAGCACCAAAGCCATGACTGAAGATGAACACAAGGACGTTTGCGATGCGTTCAGGTACGTAACGTATTATCTACGCATGATTGACTATGATGAATATAATGAAGAAGAAGAGGAAGACATCATTGGTGCGCCTTCTGGTATAATTAAGCTGATGGATGCGATTTACGAAAGACGAAGTGGAAACAAAGGCAATCCTTATCTAAAGAGGTGATGAATATGTTTCTTACTCCAGATGAACTTTTCAAAGGACAGCGAATAACGCGAAAGATAAATGCGGTTGTGCTACACTATTCGGCGGTCAGGGGCGAAAAAACCGCCGAAAAGGTGAAGCAACAAATAGAAGCCATTCGTGAGAACCACAAACAGCGTGGGTGGAAAGATATTGGCTATCATATCGGCGTCGACCTGCTGGGCAGGTATTGGCAACTGCGTCCTATCAATGAAGTAGGCGCACACGCTAAGGGACACAACGCCCACAGCATAGGCGTGGTTATGTTAGCAGATGAGGAACAGCTTCAGAATGTCCCGCTTCTTGAAGATGCCGTGTTGCGTCTGTTTGGTTATTTGTCTATCAGGCTGGGACGCCCTGCCTACTTTTTACACAAGCAACTAAATCAAACTCATTGTCCGCCAATTCGCAAAGAGTTTGAAGAACGGCTAAGGACATTGGGTTACTTGAGTGGTGGTGATGATGAGCATGGAGACTAAGGAACTGATTGACCTTTACCAAAACTATATAATGGCGTATGCACAACGCAATGACAGCATACGCGAATTAAGGCGACAGGCGTATGCGGAACGGTTTCAGCGTGAACCTGCGGTGGAAGGCGGAAGCAATCTACAGCTTCCGCTCACACGTTGGGTACTTGACGTCGTTTTGGAACGCCTGTTTTTGTCTCTTTTTGGTTCACCCGATTTTGTGCGGGTGATACCGAAAGCCCTAGAAGACAGCGAATTGGCGGAAGGAATAGCGAAAATACTCAATGCCTATGCGCAACCGCAACCCGTTTATTTAGCGTTAAGTGATGCTCTTCTGCTTGGAGAAGGCGTTGTTCGGTTGGGGATAGAGGTTTTTGAAGAACGATGGGGCAAACGCAAAAAGAGGAAACGACCGTTTCTGGAATGGATACCCCTTGAGAACGTTTATTTCTTTTCTCCTTTACAGGATAATCCAGAGAAGCGTGGCGTATTCTGGATACACTACATGAAGAAAAAGGCGGTAGCAGAGGCGTTTGATATAGATGTGAAAAGCCTGCCTGAAACCAGCGAAACGCCGTTTTTCCTACCGACGTCGGTAGAGGAGATGTTGCCTGTAAGCGTGTTCGCTGGAGAAAGCGAAGCCATGACGAAGGTGGCTGAGTTTTACATTCCTGATGACGAATTGGGTTACCGCCATGTTACTTACCTTCCCGACGCCAACATGTTCTTGGCAGACGAAAAGTCTGCTTTGCCTTTTGACGGTGCGCCCCTGTTCCTGTTGAGGCTGTTCCCGTTCGGCAGTGGCGGTTTGGGTGCTTTGCTTTCGCCCATAGAAGAGGAGTTAACGGTCTATCACAACCAGAAGGTGGACGCCAACACGTTTAGGCTAATGCCGATTTACCGTGTGGTGTCCACATCTCCTGCACTAAGAGACAAAGAAGAGTGGACGGCGGGGAAAAAGATTGTGGTGGACAGTCCCGACGATGTTACCCCACTTCCTGTGCAGGAGCTGGTAACGAGTGAACGCGACGAAAACTTCTTGTGGGAGTTAGCCAAGCTGGTAAGTGGGGTGAACGAACTGCTGAGCGGTGTGCCCACAGTTAGCGGAGATAACACTGCCTATGAAGTAGAGATAGCGATGGCGGAAGGCTCCGTTCGTTTTCGAAGGTTCATGACTTTTGTGGCGGAATGGATGCGCCGAATAGTGCAACACGAACTGCTTCTGTTGCAACTTATGGGTGATGATGAGGAGATTTCTAACATTTGCTATCCTTATCCCAACCCATTACACATGATTGACCCCCTTGACATCCGTTATAGGTTTATGTATAATTTCAATACGATACTGACCAATAGGCAAATGGAAATACAAAAGTGGATACTGTTGAGGAACCTGTTGGCTCAGGAGCCGTTGTTCGTGGAGAACAAGCAGGCGCAGTGGTATCTCCTGCGTCAGATACTTACCGCTTTCGATGTTGACTACAGGCTGATTATCGGGGAGAAGCCTGTAGAGAACCAGAACCAAACCCCGATTGACATACAAGGCTTAATTCAAACATTGAGAGGGGGAGTGAATAATGCTGGATAAGTTTAAAGCCCTGCTTGGTTTGGGCGGGGAAGAGAAAGAAACGGAAGCCGAAGAGAAAGACACACAGCAGAACAACGATGGCGTTGAAGGCAAAACCTATGAGGACATTTTCGCCGAACTGGTAGCGAAGGCTGGAGAGGAAGCCAAAGCAGAAGAGGAACGCTACAAAGAGCGCACAAGAAAGATTATAGAAGAACCAGCTCCACAGCCTGAAGCTAAAGACGAAGCGAAGCCCAACGTGGAGCTTGATGAAAACGCGACGGTAAGCGATTTGCTTAATGTCGTTTTAAAGGAAGTAGACCGTCGCATTCGTGAAGCTTTGGCTAACATACCGCAGACGGGTTTGGTCGAAACCATTGTTCGCGAAAACCCGACGCTGAAGACGGTAGAAGACGATGCCATAAAGATTGTGGATAAACTACCCACCGAGTTGCGAAAGCGGGAGACGGTAGAAATGCTCATGTGGGCACTTAAGGGAATGAGAGCGGAAGCAGAGAAGCGGTCTGTCTTGACAGAAGTCATGGAAAGCTTGGTTGGCGAACGGCGAAGGGAGAGTAACTTTGTGCCGTTGCCCTACAGCACAGCCGAAATAGAGGGGTTGGCGCAACGTTTGAAGCTTGACCCCAACAGTCTAAAGAAGCGACTGGTACAAGAGTTTGCCAAAGGGGGAGTGAGGAATGAAGAAGAGTAACGGCGAAACCAAAACCGAAGCGGTTCAGGATGTTAGCAACACCGCAGAAAGCACTGAAGCCGTCGTGGCGTCGACCGAGACGCCTTCTATACAGGTAAACGAACAGACGATATTCGATTATGCTGGAGTAAGTCCGCTTAATCCTAAGTATCCTGATGATAAGTGGAGTTACTATTGGGGCATCCAGAACGACGCACACAACATTAATCAATTGAAACTGCGGGGGTTCGATTTTGTTCATGTTAGTAACGAAAAGGAGATACCCACATGGGGCGGGGAGAGAAAAGAAGACGGAACCGTAGTTTACGGCAATTTAGTTTTGATGAAACGCCCTAAAGAGATTTCGGAGAGAGAGCTTGAGGCTAAGCGTAGACACTATAAACGTTTAGCCAATCAGAAGATGGAAGAGGTAGAAGAGGAGATGAAGAGGGAAGGTGCGGAACACCAACCGAACCGACGCACCTTCTACTTTGCGGAAAATCCGTTGGCGAAATAATAAGGGGGGTGAAATGACATGCCTACTCCAGTTTCATACTTTACGCCTGTGCGTCCTGCAGAGTTTTCGGAAATTAAGAAGCTACCGTACACGGGTTCGCTTCCCGATGCTCTGTATGGAGCTGGTATTCTTGTTACTATAGATACTACCAACGGTGGTGTTTCGCCTATTTATGGAACGAGTACATCGCCTACCAGCAGACCAACTGCCAACTCTATGCTTAACGGTGTTACCACCCTGTTCGGCGTAACGGTAGGTAGCAACCAAGAGCTGGTAGACCCAATGATATCCAGCCGAATAGACTACGCTGGGCAGACGCCGACCAAGCGGATTTCGGTGGCGGTTTGTGTTCCACACAGGGAACTTATCGTTCAGCCCATTGATAGTAATGGGTACAAAGACCCGACGATTGCCGTTCCGTCCAACATAGGAAAACCCATTGCGCTCTACCCACAAAACTATACAGTTCAGGTGGGTAGCACTTATTATTGGCTATACGCAGGAGCGGTATTAACAACGCAGGCGTTAGCTGAAGGTTATATTGTTGGTATCACTGGAGACAAAAATCTGATTGTGCGTATCATTCGCGGTAAGTGGATTGAGTTGGCTTAATGAGGGGGTGGTGATATGACATTTCAGTCAATTGAAGAAGTAGCCCCCCATGTGGTGAAGGGGACTAAGATAGCCCTTCATCTTGACGACTTCACACCGAACACTGGTGTAGCCAAGCACAGGGGTTGTTTCGTTCGGTGGAGACTGAAGAGTACTAGCGCACCAGTGTTGGATACCATCAAGTTGACAGCCAACGCTGGGTGGAACCCCGTTGAGGCGGTTAGCGGAGACGGGAACTACAACAACAAGCCGTTTGGGATTATAGATAGCTATCCTGCGAAGGTAAATGACATAGACGGCGGTGGCGTTTACGGTAAGCTTACCGTTCATGTGTTGGGCAATGAAGTTCCCGTCTTGGTAGCATTCAGATACATTGACGATAACGGTGTTATCACAGAGCCGTCGATAAACCTTATCGGGAAAAAGGTTTGGGTCTATGGTAAGGATGTGAACATACAAGGAACCACTTATGTCGTTGCTGTGGTGTCTGATATATCAGTTCCCAGTATGCCATCTTTTATCGTAGACAAAATCGTCAGACCTTTACCGCTTGTGAATAGCATGTCGACGCAACCAAGAGACGTCGGTTGGTTGGTGGTTGCTTTAGACAGCGGTTTCGTGTCTGATGGTGCTATTGCACCGCCGTAATGATTAAGGCAATGGAAGGGGGATGGTTTTTCACAACCGCAAACTGGAATGAACACAAGGACGTGAGGGGGTTACCAGTCCATCCAGACGACCTAAATGCTGGGCTGGTAATCCCCCAATACGAACTTGTTGCTGTTGAAAACGGCTATATAAGACCGTTGTATGACGACCCAACGAAAACTGGACTGTTATTTACTTCAGGGACGGAGCCGTCGAGAAAGGTTGCAGGCTATTTAATAGATACGCCTTATGATGAAGACGGCGTAGTGAAAAAAGAAAGAAAATTGTGTATAATAAGAGAAGGACGGGTGATTTTACCTGCTTTGGTTTTTCCGCCTGAAAACGACTGGATGTTGTTGCGCAAAAGCGAATATCCTTTTTTGCTGGGGCGGTATCCAGTGAACAACGAAAACCATGTATTTGCTACGCTGTATGTAGGAATGGTTTCGCCCAATGAAGAAGAGCTTTACGGCATAAGAGTTGGTGTATGTCGAGACATAAGAATACGCCAATATTACGTTGGCGGAACATACCAGTGGATGCACCAAGCAAAGTGTTGTTTTAAACCCGCATTCATCTTATCATGGGGGTGGGGATAATGGCAAACAGTAAACCACCACTTGGTTCTGGTGAACGGTTCAAACAGCTTACTGCAAAGCTGAAGCGTCGGGGTGTGAAAAACCCCGAAGCGTTGGCGTCATGGATTGGAAGGAAAAAGTATGGAAAGCAACGCTTCCAAGCGTTGGCTCTAAAAGGGCGAAAGCGTAAAAGCTAAGGGGGTGGGTTAACATGATTACTAGTGGACAGTTAAATCTCTTACGGGTTGGGCTTACCGAAATCCTGATGAGGGAGTTCGAAAAGCCGAACATTTTCGGACAGATTTACGAAATTGATAATTCGAATAAGGAGTATGAAGAGTATCAGCACATCGTGGGACTTCCTGCGCTTCCTGAGTGGGATGCCGACGGTGCTGAATTGCCGTTCATGAGTGCTACGAACGGGTATAAGGTGCTGTTTGTGCATAAGGATTACGGTTATGCGTGGGCAATCAGTAAGCGTTTGATGCGTGGCGACCAATATCAGGTGGTTGCAGGGCGTCTGACGCGGACGGCGGTACGGGCGGCGCAGAACACCATTGAGCTTCTGACCACCGCCTTCTATGCTACCAACCCGACATGGGTGGACGGAAAGCAACTGTTCGCCACCGACCACCCGTATGAAGGCGGGACTTACAACAACAAGATAACAGCCCCGTTAACCGACACTTCTTTACAAGAGGCTTTGCGTTGGTTCCGCAGAGCTGTTGACTGGCGGGGCAACCCCATCATGATTGAACCTGCCGTTTTGATGGTTCCCCCAGAGCTTGAAGTAACGGCAAAGGTCTTGGTGGGTAGCATGGCGTATCCCACCACCAGTTCAAGCTCACCAGTCCAAGCCAATGCTGGAACCTTCAACCCGTTCAAGGGAACGTTGGACGTTGTTGTCAACCCCTATTTAGTTGACACTAACGACTGGTTTGTGTTCGCGTCGCCGAGTGTTGGCTCTCTGAAGTTTTTCTGGAGAGAGAAGCCGACCATCGTAACCGAACGGGATTTCCGCACACAGGGTATTCTCAACGCCATCACTATGGCATTTAGCTACGGGGCTGTAGACGTCATCGGCATGGTAGGTTCTATTGTGGCTGGTGGATAATTTGAAACAGAACCAAAGAGAGAGAAGACAACATGGTAGAGATACTGTCGCAGTGGCACTTTTCTTGGGTTTGTGTTTTGGCGGGGGCGATGGGTGGACTTATCCACTCCATCGCCTGTGATGACTGCTTTGTTTTGCCGTCGGTTTCTGGGCGAAAGATATTTTTCGCTTCGCTCAAATCGGTTCTGATTGGGGCGTTTATCGGGTTTGTGGTGGACACACACCCCGTCTTTTCTGCTCTCTTGGGATACAGCGGAACAGACGTGTTGAAGATGATGGAGCGCAGGCTTAAGCAACAGCTAAATGCCAACGGAGAAGAAGGTGATAAAAATGCTTGAGAAGGTTTTCAAACGTCAGCTACGCAAATGGCTTGAAGACAGAGTGCTACGGCTTCCAGAGCATCAGCGAAAGAAGATTGCCGATACTCTTCACATTGATGAAGAGGTGGTAGAAGCCGTAGAGGAAGCTATAAGAGCTGAAATCATTCGCTACTTGGGTTTATAGATTTTCAAAACTTTTTTCGAAAAGGTTCCCCTTTACGGGGAACTTTTTTGTTAGAAGATGCGTCTAAGTAAACGAGAAACCAACAAAGAGGAAAACGAAAATGGAAAGGCGTTTCGTTCTTGAAATCCACATCAACAGACAGCTACCAAAGACGGTAAAGGTGGCGTCCGTCAAGGCTGAAGAAGGCATCTTTGAGGAACACGAGAGGTTCGTTCCGCTGGTCTACACATTTTACTGCGACACCGAAGAGGAAGCAAAGGCGTTGCGGGATGAAATCCTTTTGCGTTACCCCGACGCCATAGAAACAATTCGAGAGGAAGTGAAATAGAAAGAGGGGTGAAACCGATGGCAACCTTTTGCGACGTCTGCAAACGCAACGTAAACAGCGCAGAGGAGCGGGTGGTGGCTGGAGTGAAGATGATGCTCTGTCCGTATCACGTCCGCAGGTTCTTTGCGTTCCATCCGTTCATCTACATTGATGGTGATATCACCGCAGACGACGTAGGTGAGCTAAACGAAGGTGTGGTGGTTGTCCACTGTCAGTCCACGCCGTTAGATGATGAGTTTCCAGAAGAATATATGGCGATGTTAAGCATTCTACGCCACGCTTCTAATGCCATCTACGGTGGTGGCATAGAGCAACGCGGTTTGCTGTACATCGTGTTGAACAGTCCGCTAACGGCTTCGGCTTGGTATAGTGGTATTCCACCCGATATGATGCGGAACTTTGTGCGACCTGCGGTTTGGGTCAATTCTTTAGACTACTCGATACGGATTGGCGACAGGGTGATGGGCATACGGAAGTTTATCAACGCCCAGCAACACGCTTTTCCGCCGACACAGGTTTACCAGTTTCGCGGTAAGCCGTCGCCAAGCACCATGCTGAACATGGCATGGAACCTATGGCGTCGGCAACACGAAGCATATCTGGAGCGAAGGAAAGTGAAACAACTACAAAAAGAGGGGGTAGAATAATGAGAAAAACGGTGATTGCTGTTTTGCTCTGTTTGGCTGGTGGCGTAGCGTTCGCACAGAGTAGCAACCCACCCGTCGGCATTCGGTTCTCTGCGCCGACACGCATTAGAGCAGGCGTGGAGACCGCCATCAAAGTGTTTCTGTTGAACCCATACAGAGACGAGAGAGTAACGCTGACCGCAACCGCTACATATTTGGTCGGCGAAGCACCAGTGCAAACGACGGCTTCGACGGACATATTCGTAGACAGGAGCCTTGAAGTCTCATTAGGTGTCGGCTTAGGTACGCTGTCTCTGGTGAACGGCAGTCCGACGTTTGATGG